CGTTCAAGTTCCCCGCCACCTGGTTTCAATCTCATGAATCTTACACGATGCAGTTTGTCACCATAAGGCTTCAAGAGTTCACGCACTTCAGGAAAGTTATCAAACAAATGCGTATCTTGCATATAGTAATCGTTGTCTTTGTGTTCTTCTTTCCACGCATCACTCATTTCAATAGGCTTCGTTATGAATGCTGGATCAGCAGAATATCCACGCAACGATAATGCTCCCCACGATTTGTCTTTGTTATAGTTGCTATAGTGGTTCGTAAAAGTTGGTAGTAGATTTAATTTTTCTTGAATCTTTGAAATAAGTTGTTGATCCACATCTTCAACTTTTTTGATTGAGATATAATCAGCCGGGTCAGGTTTAGGAAACGTTCTTGGTGTTCCCTTGTAGTATACAGCATAGATTTCTCCATAGGTAGTAATCTTAGGTCCAACATAGCAGAAACCTAAGTCTTCTGCTAATCTACAATGGTCTCCGTTCTCAGCCCACACATAGAGCCAGAATGAAGTGCCATTCAGCATCTCAATTTGAGATTTTAATGTAGAAAGATTCCCAACCAGTTTGCCTATCGTCACATCACCTTTTAGTTTCTTTGCAATGACTGTGGAGCCATGCATTGTGATATCTGACGCAGATTTGCTAATGGAAACTTCCATCATTGCATCACCAAGGTTTACAAAAGTTCCTTTGTGCAATGATTCAGCAATGTTGTTCTTCTTAAATTTAGCGAAAGGCGAAAGTGTATATGCATTGTAGTCTGCATACTTCGATTCAAGACCTTTTAGATAGTCTAGTTCATATCCATGTTGCCAAGGTTTCAATTATACTCTCCCTTTTCATTCTTCAATGCAGGCTTGCGGCGTAACATTTGACCAAGTTTATACAACCATGTCCAATGCCACACATGATGAAAGCCAATTATAACTCTGAGATATGGCATAATGAAACCAACTGAAATACTATCTTGTGCCAATGATGCATCAACACCAAAACTAAAATATTCCAGTGTCCAAATGTGGAATATCAACCAATGTAACGACCAACCATTCGCATTCCACTCATCGCCTGGACGATATTCAAATCGAGGCACTAATGGGCAAGCATCATTACACCACCACTTGTGAAGTGGATAATGTTCCCACCAATTTAATTCTCTTTTGGCTATTAGTTCTTCATTCATTCTTTAAGTTCATCCTCTAAATGTTTTTGCCAAACCTGCATAGCAGTTTTTAATCTTTGCATTTGATCTAAACGAATGTGATCCATGATTCCCCATTCTTCTTTATGCTCACACATCTTCCATAAAGCATCATAATGTTTTTGTAGCACATCAACTACTACATCATAGTCTTCATCGTCTTTCATTTGATATTTTGCTCACCTTACGCTTCAGAATCATACGCTTGCGCAACGCTCTTTCCTTTTCAAATGACGATGCCTTTTGTGTGAATACTTTACCTTCCATGTGATCATACTCATGCAATACGATCCGTGCAGTCATACCAATGAATTGTTGCGTGGTAGTCTCACCATCATAGTACTGATATCGAATTCGAATTCTGTCTGGTCGCTTCACATTCAAATACAGCAGAGGAAAACTCAAGCAACCTTCTTTCATAGAAATAAGTTTGTCTGACTGATCTACAATGCGTGGATTAAAAATCACTAGAGGCTTCTCGTCAGTTCTTACTGTGAATACACGATATGGATATCCAACTTGATTTGCAGATAGACCAAGTCCATCATACTTCTTCATTGTTTCATATAGACTCTCAGCAAATTCTTTAGGATCAAATGGTGGATTTGCGAAGTCAAAATCTTTGCACGGCTCCGTTAACATTGGTGAGCCTTCTGGAATAAATTTCATTTCAATCATTTTGTAATCCTAGAAAAATTGTTTACCTTTTCAAAACGCATAACGTTTCTAAACTTGTCTTGTAGAATATCGCCTTTGTGAGATATCACAAACAAATTCGTATGCTCTAAAATATTTAGAATCTTCATCAAGTCTTCAGTTCCGTTTGCATCCAAAGAAGAATCAAACACTTCATCCAAAATAAGAAGATTGGTATTTGAAGAGTTCTTCATCTTTGCAATTGCTCTCCATGTCAACATAAGTGCCATATCAATACGTTGCTTTTCGCCTTCAGAGAATGATGCATAACTAAAATCATCACGATGGCGAGACTTGATTGTTTCCTTGAACGATTCATCCAGATTAAAGTTAACAAAGAAATCCATCGCAGACAAATACTTGTTAACTTGCTTATTGATGACTGGAATGTATTGCTTGATAATCTTTGTCTTGATACCAGTGTCTTTCAGCAATAGAGTCGCAACATCATAGTATGATCTTTCATCCGACAGTTCACGCAGAATAACTTCTTGAGTTAGTTTCTCCGCTTTCATCTTACCCAGTTTTTCATTCTCTTCTTCTAAGTTTGTTGTGTCTTTCGATAGAGAATTAATTTCGCTGTTGATAGAATCAATGTACTTGAGACTGGCGGTAATTGCAGAAGTATAAACCTGAGAGTCTTTCATCTTAGAAGTTATATTAGCCATAACTTTAGTAATCTCATCTTGCCTTAGAGAAACTTCATTTTGCTTACTCTCAATGTCACGCAAGCCTTGACGAATTTGTTCAATCTTATCTTTGCGCTTATCAACCATTTCATTCTTGAAGTTATTCGGCAAAGACTGCTTACATGTTGGGCAGTCATCATTCTCTTCATAGAACTTGATATCTTTGTTAGCCTTGGTAAGTGCTTTCTTCAAATCTTCTTGAAGAGAAGAGTACTTCTCAGATTTTTTGGTGACAATCGTTCCATCTTGTATTGAATCACGAAGTACCTCAATCTCTCTTGTGAGTGCATCAGACTTTTCTGTATTCGCTTGAATCTTCAAAAGTTCTGCGGCAATGTTGTCACGCTTCAATTGAATTGCATCGGCCTTATCTTTAGTGATGTTGGTGATGTACTTCTCTTGCATTTCAATTTTTTCAGCAATCAATTCTTGCTTGTGTTTACCCATAGAAAGATTTTCTTTGAGTAGCGCATACTTCTCTTTTAGAATACCATTCATGCGTGAAAAGATTTGAATGTCTAGCAAGTCTTCAATGATTGATCGTCTATCAGCCGCAGACAGTTGCATGAAAGGTGTGAATGATGCACTACCAAGAATTACAATCTGAGTAAATGACTTGTAATTCAATTTGAGAATAAACTTCTCTAGGTGTTCTTGATAGTCTTTGACGGCAGCCGATTGAGTGACAAGTGTGCCATTACAGTAAATCTCAAACACGTTAGGCTTCAAGCCACGAACGATTCGATAGTCTCGACTGTTTGTTTCAAATTCAATCTCGACTACAGCATCTCTACTGTTGATCGAATTTACAAGTTGTGGTTTGTTAACGTTGCGAAAAGGCTTACCAAATAAGGCAAAACATAGCGCATCAAGCATTGTAGACTTACCAGAACCATTTGCACCAACAACAAGAGTTGTCGGATTGCTATGCAAATCCAATTCGGTAAAGTAATTTCCTGTAGATAGAAAATTCTTCCATCTAAGTTTCTTGAACATTATCATTCTACATTCTCCGTAGACAATGCTTCAACATACAATTCACGCATGATAGTCTTCAGTTTCATCGGTTCGATAGAAAGAGTTTGCGCATCAATGTAGTTTGAAAGAATGGTAAGTGTGTCTTGTGCTTGATCAACTTCATCATCAGAGTTAGGTTCAGTCACATCGGTAAAGTCTTCAACAATTGAGATATCGGCAGGTTGTGCTTTGTAGAGTTCATCAAGCATCTTATCAAAGAGATAAGGATTTGTTTTGTTGACAACAACCACTTTAATATATGTATCTTTCAAACTCTCATATTCTGCTGACTTGATGGTAGTAATAAACTGATGTTCATCAACACCCGCATCATCATAGTAAATCTTACGAAACATGATGAGAGGATTCTCAACGAATTCAATTTGCATTGTCTTGGTATCTAGAATGTGAAAGCCTTTTGGATCATCATAGTCGGACCAAAACAATTCATATGGAGTACCAACATAGGTGATGTTCTTGTTTGTTGAACGTGTGTGAAAGTGACCACTGTAAACATGATCATAATTTTCAAGAACATTTGATTGCATACCTTCATGACTCTCAACACCCTTTGATAGTTGAAAGCCTAGAAGTTCAAAGTGTCCTAAACAAATTGGCGAGGTACTATTGTGCATAAACTGCACAATGCTGTCTTCATTCTCATTGCAAATCCATGGCACCATGTCCATGACAAGTCCATCGATTGTTAATTTACCATGCTCTCGCCATAGAGTAATGTTGTCATAGTCTTTGAGTAAAAGTTCTGGCGAGTTTACTTCCAGCGTATGCTTGTAAAAAATATCGTGATTACCAATCAATGCATGAAGTTTAATGCCATGCTCTTTGAGTTTATCAAAGAAATATCTGCGGCTCTCTGTAAGAGACACAAAGTTGATATACTTACGCCTGTCAAACAAATCGCCCAACTGAATGATGGTATCAATACCATTCTCTTTTAGATACGGAAAGAAAATCTCATTGTAAAACTTGTCATAGTAGTCATGAAAAGTTTTAGAATCGTTTCTTACTCCAAAGTGAGTATCTCCAAGTAAACAAATTTTCATCGTCTAGTTTTTACCTTTGGTATAGTTCTAATTGCCGGTCGATTGGCATCGACCAAAACCTTGTCTATTGTATCACGAATTGTCTTCAAATGCAAGATAGCATTCTGCCTTAGATCGTATGGAGACTTTTTGTTTTCGGCAATCTTTATCCAATATTCAAGTTGCACTGGTAATGGGGTCTGCATCTTCATCTTCCTCCATAAATTTAACTAACCCTTCACTTTTCTTTTTTCTTGTGGTAGTTTTCTTACGCTTGTTTGATTCAAATGTTTCGATGAAGTCACGAATGAAATGTTCGCTGTATGCTTCATGCATCATGCCATTCATTGAAGAGGAAACAATATCTTCTCCATTGTTTTCTATCAGCGCATTGATAACTTCATTCTCCATGCTCTTGTACTTGATGTACATGTGCTTCTTTTCTTTTTGAATTCTACGAAGAAAAGCATAGTAGATGATTTGAGTAAAATATGCAAATGGGTTTACCGATTTCTCTGGATTAAAGTTGTCGATGTATAGTAGGCAATTTTCCACACCATCAGAGACCATATCCTCTTTGAATGTGTAGTTTGCAAAGTTTGGTTTTCTTGCAAGGTGAGTAGCAATCTTAAACAAGCAAGTGCCAATGTACTCAGGCACTCTTGGTCGTTCTTGATTGTTTTCTTTTGCGGCAAGTACTGAGTTGCGGTACTTGATCATTTCGCCTAGGAATTGTTCGTTGTTAACGTAGTGATTATTAGCCATAATATATCCTTCTTCTGCTTGACTTTTGCTTGACAAATAGGTACAATTACTGTGTCCTCCTTCATAAGGACAATAGGATTTAGATACCTAGTGAAACTTATCAGACTTGAAGTTCTGAAGCAACTTCGTCATTAAATTTTCTATTTCAGTGTTACTAGCCTCAGGAGTTTCCTCCTCTTTATCTTCCTCTGAATCTGTTTTAGCAGATATCATTCCAGAGTAATTCTCAAACATATCTTCAGATGGATCAGCAACAGCAACGATAGAATTTTTATAGATTCTGATTGGTGCATTGTAATCGATAGTGTGATCCCATTTGAACATTGCAAGATTAACTGTTCCGTGTGGAGTGTACATCATATTCAAACGAAATGGTATCTCAATCTCAATGTATGATGGTGACTCTTTAGTGACGAAACATATAATTGTTTCTCCGTTAGAAAGTTTGAATACTTTACAAATTTGATCTGATTTTCCCTGCTCTGTATTTTGATGCATAGTTAATCCTTGAGATTGATGGTGTAAATTTTATAATCAAATTTCTCCTCATTGTAGATTTTCATTCGTTCCATAAAATGATCTAGAGTAAAATTCTTTCTACTCTTATGTGTCATATCATCTGCAATGTCAAATAGTGTGGCTTCTTCTTTGTTGTCTCCTAATCGAAGTCCTCTACCAATTGACTGCAAAGTACGAATCTTACTTTTACTCGGTGAAGCAAACACTACATTATGTAGATTGCGAATATTGATGCCTGTAGAGAAAGTTCCGTATGATGCGACAATGATAGCATTGTTTTCTTGCTCTGTGATTTCCCTAACCTGTTCTCGTTCATCTACTCCTACTTTACCATGTACAAAAAACAAAGGTCTTTCTTCAGATACATCTTTGATCATTCCGTACAATGGCTTGCCGTGTTTTTCTACCAACTGATATAGAATCAAAGTGTTGCCTTTTAGACTGATTGCTAGATTGCGAATGAATCGATTTCTAGCAACTGATCCTACAAGATATTCTATCTCTTCTTGGTACTTATAATTCTTGGATTGTTTACAAACGTCTTCAGCGTGTTTTAGTATCAGTGCTTTGATTTTGAACTTGGCTAATTTGCCTGTATCGATAAGTTCTTTTGTAGTAGTGACTTTCTTTACTCTACCGAACAAACCTTCTAGCACTAGTCTGTGTGTTTGTGTTCCGTCTAGTGTTCCTGTCAATCCATATCTATATGCACAGTCTGTAAGATTTGTCATAATGCTAGTCAAAGACTTCGCCTTGAACAGGTGTGCTTCATCTCCAATGACAACATCAAATTGATTGAACCATTCTTTAGGCAATTTGTAGATAGACTGCCAAGTTGAAATCACGATAGACTTGTCCGTGTATTTACTGACACCAGCAAAAATCTGATGAACATGTTGTTCACTGTCGAATCCATAATCTTTGAAGTCTTTGTACAATTGTGCAACCAACGAAATAGTAGGAACAATAATTAATGTTCTACCGTTCAGATATCTAGTGATCAAATAGATGATGAGAGACTTACCTGATGCGGTAGGTGATAACAGCATGTTTCGCTTATTGCGAACTGCGTATACAAATGCTTTTACTTGATAGTCTCTAGGTTCAAAAGGTAAGCCTAGCGTATCAATGAACGCCATTGCTTCATCAATCGAAAACTCTTCTGCTACATCAATGCTATCATCGCATTCGAATCCATAGCCACGTTCTTCGCAGAATTTTTCAATGTACGGAATAAGACCGTAATATATGTAATGGTTTTGAGAATTGAACAGACGAATGCGTCCATCCCAAATCTTATTACGAAATGCAGGCATGAATTTGTAGCCTGGAACATAGAATGTGAAATACTCACTGAGTTCCATAGCCTCGCCTTTTTCGCAATGAATCTTGGCATAGACTTCATCGACTTTTGAAACTGTTATTTTACTGGACACCTTGAGTAAACTTCTTCCAATCAATTGCATTCTTTATCTGAAAGTTTCTCTGATTGAGATTCTTCAAAATCTCTTCTAGCATATCAAGTTTTTCTTTCTGATTCACAATACGCATATTTGTTTGTATAATGTCTTTGTCAGACTCCAAGTATAAATCCACTTCATTCTTCATCAAACGCTTCATGAAGGGTTCCCAATTCAATTGTTGAAGTTCTTCATCAGACAACCTTCCATGATAGTATTCATACTTATTCAAGAAAAGTTCTTTGCTTTGAAACTCCAATGCTTTGAGTTTTCTGCGCTCTTCAAAATATACCTTCAAGTACTTACTGTGCAATTGTGGTATTTTGATTGATTCAATATCCAACTCTGTGGTATCGATCTTTGAATCCTTTATCCACTCTTGCGAGATTTCTTCTAATTTCATAATATGGCTCCACTCATAAACACTAACATTATAACAGTTACATGAGTGAATGTCAAGTTAAAGTTTTACTGCGGTATATGTGGTATATGCAAAAGTGATGGTGGATGTTAGAAAGTCTTGTCCTTCCGCTGAGGTGAATTGCACACCAGTGAGTTCGGTAGGATACAAGTCTTTGAATGTTATGCGAACATTCGGATTGTTTGAGTTGGTATTGATTGTAAGTGTCGCATCAGAAGTTATGCTATTAATTGCACCAGGCAATTGGG